AACAATCCGTGCGCGCGGAGGTTGCATGCGCATGAAATCACTAGACCGTGAGGCTTTGGAGAGGCAAAGAGGCGCTTGGTGGTGGTGCCTCTTTGGTCCCCACGCGAAAGGAAGCCATGGCCGAGCCGCTTGTGATGATGAAGTGCGACCGAAACGGCGCCACCCTCACCACACGCGGCTGTGCCGCCATGTTCCGCTCCGCCGCCGAAACCAAGCCCGAGCCCTGGCAATCGAAGTTCGCCTGCCGTGGCTGCCCGATCGGCGCCGTCAACGCCGGCGTGGCGGTGGCGGTGGCCAACGACACCGCCGCGATGGACGAAGCACGGCGCTGCTGCCCGCGCTGCGACCGCCTGGCGCCCCGCCTGATCAACGGCCACCTGTGCATCACCTGCTACAACCGCCAGCTCGACGTGGTGCGCGGATTCAATCGCCGCGGCAACCGGCCCGGCCTGGCCGACCGGCTGCATCCCGTCACGATGATGGTGCGCGGCGCCCGCCTGCGGCAGGTGCGCTTCGAGCTGGTGCTGGGCAACGAGGAAGCCATTCACCGGGTGGCCATGGTGACGCCGGGCCCGTTCTTCATCTCGCCGGCGCCCTTCGCTCCCTACCCCGGCTGGCAGCAAGCCCTGCCCCTGCTGAACGCCTCGCCGGCGCGCCGCCGCGCCCGCCACCGCCCCCGCGGCACCCATGCCCGCCCGGTGCGGCCCGCCGCCGCGCCCCGCACCTTCCCGCTGATCGAATGGGCCCAGGTGGCGGCCGTGGTGGCGGTGGCGGCGTGAGCGACAGCGCCGGCTGGGTGCCGGTGGCCCACGCCTGCCGCACCTGCGGCGGCCGCGTGTTCAAGCAGGCCACGGGCTACTGGTGCGGCGGCTGCAACGCGCGCTCCGAGGGCACCCCGTCCCCCATCTGCGGCTGCGGCATCAAGATGGCCGGCCGCCAAGCGTTCCACTGCGCAGCCAACCCCGCGCCGAACGCCCAGGCGCCCCATTCCATCGTGATCCAGCGCGGCCCCGCTCCGGTGATGCCGGGGGCCCGCCTTGGCCAGAGATGAAGAAGACGCCGCGGTAGCTGACAGCTTCCGCTGGCCCGACGAGGACGAGGCGGATCCCCGCCCGATCGTCGCCCAGCTGATCGAGGAGTGCGAGGACTTCGCCGACCTGCAGAAGGGGCGCGCGAAGATCCTCACCGTGTTCCGCTGCTTCTACAAAGAGAAGGGCGGCCGCCATATCCTTGGCACGATGGGGCTGCCGCGCTTCGGCGGCGCCATGAACGATTTCGCCATGTGGCTGCTGGCGCTGGCCAATGCCGATGAGATCCCCGACTTCATCCTGACGATCGACGCGCTTTGGTGGGCTGCCGCTTCGCCATTCGAGCGCGAGGCCCTGGTGCACCACGAGCTGTGCCACTGCGAGCACGCCACCGACAAGGACGGAGAGCTCAAATTTACGGACGAGGGCCTGCCGGTTTGGACGATCCGCGCCCACGACCTTGAGGAGTTCAACGCCACCGTGCGCCGCTACGGCGCGTGGAAGGGCGATATCACGGCTTTCAGCCAGTCGCTGGATAGCCACCAGCCGCGCCGCGGCCGATGAGCAAGCCGGCGAAGAAGGGCAAGGGGGACGACAAGGCCAAGCTCCGCGAGGACTTCCGCAAGGCGCTGCACGCCGAGGTGCTGGCCATGGGCCCGGAAGGGTTCAAGCGGGCGGACTTCGCCAAGCGCTGGACCCCGCGCGGCGTGTCCCGCTCCTCCGCCTTCCGCTGGATAGACGAGGACCTGGCGCCAGCTGGTCAGAAGCTGGCGGTGGCGGTCAACGCCACGGCGATCCGCGCCGCCCTGCCCCAGCAGACGAACCCGGTGGCGGCGATGGCGGCGCCGGTGCCAGTGCTGGACCTCCTGCGCGAAAGCATCGCGACCGCCCAGCAGGTGATGACCTTCGCCCGCAATAGCGACGGCAGCGTGCGCATGGCGAAGACCCTGCTGGCCGCCTCCGAGCACATGCGCCGCACGCTTGAGACGGCTACGAAGGTGCACGAGGCCATGCGCGACGTGGCGCAGGTGGAGCAGCAGCAGCAGATCATCCTGGACGAGATTGCCAAGGAGGCGCCCGAGGTGGCGCTGCGCATCATCCGACGCCTGCAGGAGCACATGCAGGGCTGGAACCCCGCCTGATGCCGTGGGATGGCGGTCACGGCGGCGGCCGCGCCAGCTCCGCCCAGCGCGCCCGCCTCTCGCTGATGATGGGCCTGGCCAAGCTGGAAGCCCAGCTCGGCGGCAAGGCGCTGGCGGTGCCGATCGGCATGACCTTCCGCGAGTGGGTGGACGACCTCAGCCGCAAAGGGCTGAAGGTGGATGGCAAGCCGTTCACGCTCGATAACCGGCCGGCCATGGCCTGGATCTATGAGCAGGTGCCGCACACGGAAGATGAAGCCTTCCGCCTGGTGCTGGTGCTGATGAAATGCGCCCAGGTGGGCTTCACCGTAATGGAGATGCTGGCCACCATCTTCATGGGGCTCCGCTTCGGCCCCGCGACCATCGGCATGTTCCTGCCGGACATGAATCTGGCGGGCGTGAAGTCCACCGAGCGCTTCATGCCCATCGTTCGGTCCATTCCGAGCGTGCACCAGCTCATGACGCAGGACGCGCCGGACGGCAGCGGCCGCAAGCAGGGCGAGGGCAATATCAGCCGCCGGCGCATCGACCAGGCGCTGTTCATCTTCAGCTGGACCTCCGGCCGCTCGACTACCGAGTCCATCCCGATGGACATGCTCAGCTACGACGAGGTGCAGGAGATGACCCTTGCACAGATGGAGAAGACGCAAGAGCGGCTTTCCGCCTCCGAGCTGCGCTTCACGCTCATGGGCTCGACCGCCAACTGGCCCGACGCTGACATTCACCACTGGTATAAGCGGGGCTCGCAGCACGTCTTTCAGACGGAGTGCCCGACCTGCGGCGTAGCGAAGCCGCTGGACGACTACTTCCCGCAGTGCATCCGCTACGACCCGGAGCGCAACGCCGAGCGCTACGTGTGCGAGGCCGGCCACTGGATCGACGACACCCAGCGTGGCCGGTGGGTGCCGCTGAACCCCGATGCTGACCCGCCGGTGGACCCGTCCATTCCGAAGCTAGAGCGGCCACTGCGCATCCGCTCGATCCACTTCCCGCAGTTTCTCTCGCCGACCATCTCCGCCGGCGAAATCGGCTTCGCCTACCGCACCGCCACCAGCATGAAGAACTTCTTCAACCGCAAGCTGGGCAAGCCATACCTGGATCCGAGCCAGGTGCCGGTGACGCTGGAACACTGCAACGCCGCCGCGAAGGCGGGCATGGCCGCTGGCCTGATGTGGAAGGACCGCTCCAAGGGCGCCTTCATGGGCATCGACCAGATGGGCAACTACAACGTGGTGGTGATCAAGGAGCGCATGGAGGACGGGCGCCAGGCCACCGCGCACATCGAGGAAATCTACTCGACCGACCCCTTCGCCAGATGCTCCGAGCTGATGCGCACCTACTCGGTCCAGGTGTGCGTGGTGGAGATCAATCCGAACTACAACGACGCCAAGGCCTTCGCCAACCGCCATCCCGGCCGCGTATTCATCTGCGACAGCTTCGGCACCGTGAAGGAAGGCATGATCGAGTGGGGCGATACGCCGCGCCTCGACGTGAGTGATCGGCGCACCAGTGAGGAGGCGCGCGACCGCTACACCCTGCGCATGGACCAGTTTAAGTGCATGCAGGTTTCCATGGCCCGCATCACTCAGGGCATGTGCCTGTTCCCGGATCCGCAGGGCCTGGTGCAGGAGGTGGAGAACAAGGGCGTCCGCCAGATCGAGGCGGTGCTGCCGCGCATGTTCCACCACCTGACCAAGACGGCGCTTGTGTCCGAGAAGGACGACGAGACGAATCAGTATAAGCGCAAGGTGAAGAAGGTCGGCATCGACCCCCACTTTTCCTACGCCAACATGCTGTGCGACGTGGCGTGGTCCCGGTCCTACGGCACCACCACCTTCATCATTCCGACCCCCAAGGACGTTATGGACGCCGCCACCCAGGACGCGAAGCGCGCCACCGCCGCCGAAGACCTGAAGGCCCAGGGGCTGCCGGCCCATATCGCTGCGGCGATGGCCATGCCGCGCCGGCCCGGCACCTGCGGGGCATGCGAGAGCTGGGACGGCGGCACCCACTGCACCCTGCGTGACCTGATGATCGAGGCCAAGGATCCGGCCTGCATGATGTTCTCCCCCGTGGATGAAGACGCCTAGCAGGGGTCGGTAGCTACCGACCGTTCAACCGAGGCTTGCAACCCTCCAAGCGTCGTGACGCGAGCTTGGAGCCATGGCCGACACCGCGCGCACAGTTGCATCCGACCCCCGAGCCCCCTCCGACGAGCGCTTTGACGCGAACGCCGAGCTGGCGAAAAGCGTCCACTCCCCAGCGGATATTATCCCCGCCGCGGACCTGGCGCCCGTCCTGGAAATGGTGCGGCAGGAGTTTGAGATGGGCGAGCAGCTGCGCAAGACACAGGTGCTCCCTTTCGCTGGCCGGCAGCGGACGCCCCAGGCGCAGGGCATGCAGTCCCTGTCCCTGGACGGCTGGCAGGTGAACGCCAACGGCGGCTTCTACGAGCGCCCGGCCGTCATGAGCTTCGACAGCCTGCGCATGATGGTGACGGAGACGCCGATCCTCTCGGCCGTGGTGATGCAGCGGATCCGGCAGATCAACCGCTTCACCGGCCTGTCCGACGATGGCGGCCCGGGGTTCGAAATCTGCCACATGGACAAGAAGCACAAGCGCTCGGCCGACGAGGAGCAGGCCTGCCGCGACCTCGGCCGGTTCTTCCTGAACAC